GACGTTAGACAACCCCGACCCGTTCGAGGCGATGAGCAACCCGTTGATCGTCAGGCCTGTTAGGGTACCCAGTGACGTCACGTTGGGTTGGGCAGGCTGTGAAACCACCAAGGCCACATTGGCATTCGCAACGTTACCGACTAAATTACTTGAATTTAGATTTGAAATTCCAGAACCATCGGAAGCTATCAAAAGTCCCTGAACATTGAGACCCGTCAGGGTACCCAGTGACGTCACGTTGGGTTGGGAAGCCTGTGAAACCACCATGGCCACATTGGCGTTGGCAACATTACCAACCAGGTTCGAAGAATTTACGTTAGAAATTCCAGAACCGTTTGAGGCTATGAGTAACCCGTTAACCGTCAGGCCTGTTAGGGTACCCAGTGACGTCACGTTGGGTTGGGCCGGTTGGGAGACGACCAAGGCCACATTGGCGTTGGCAACGTTCCCAACTAAATTACTTGAATTTATGTTCGAAATTCCTGAACCGTTGGAGGCTATGAGTAACCCATTGATTGTCAGGGAGTTTAGGACACCTAAACTCGTGATGTTGGGTTGGGCAGGTTGAGAAACTACCAGAGCCACATTGGCGTTCGCGACGTTGCCCACCAGGTTGGAGGCGTTGACGTTAGACAACCCCGACGCGTTTGAGGCTATCAAAAGTCCCTGGACTGTGAGTCCCGTCGAGACGGTGATATTTGGGATGAGTAAAGTATCGAAAAGGATATTGACATTGGTGGCGTTAGCAGTGATTGCGCTAGTGACTGAAAATGATGATGTGTTTGTTTCACCTGAAACATTCAGGGACGTCAGGGTGCCTACCGAGGTGATGTTGGGCTGAGCCGGTTGGGAGACGACCAAGGCTACATTTGCCCTGGCGACGTTTCCAACTAGGTTAGAGGAGTTGATGTTAGACAACCCCGATGCGTTAGAGGCTATCAAAAGCCCGTTGACCGTGAACGCACGGCCAGCCTGGTTGACGCTCGTGATATTGGGTTGGGAAGCCTGTGAGACTACGAGGGCCACATTGGCGTTAGCAACGTTCCCGACTAAATTACTTGAATTTATGTTCGAAATTCCAGAACCGTTTGAGGCTATCAGTCGCCCCTGAATTGTGAGACCAGTTAGGGTACCCACGGACGTGATGTTGGGCTGGGAAGGAGCAATCACTGATTGCGACGTGGGGACGGTCGAGACGTTCGCGCCATTCACGTTGGACAGACCGGAAGCATTTGACGCTACTAAAAGACCGTTGATAGTGAATGTTGTAGAAACGGTGCCCACACTCGTGATGTTTGGTTGGGCAGACAGGGACACACTTTCAGCCAGGGGCACAGTTCCTTCGAGATTACTCGCCGGGAGGGATGAAAGAGCCGACCCGTTTGAAACGATATTCCCTATAGTGGCGGTGCCTAGAACGTACAGATTAGAACCCACGGGAGGCGCACTCAGGGTTCCTATGGACACGCCGTTCTGGTACGCCACATTACCAGCGACTGATGTCCACTGAGACGCGACGATGGGCACGTTACTGGCGACCGTGACGCGGCCGTACTGGTCGATGGTGACTTGCGAGACGTTGGCACCCGAACCGTACATACCGGAAGTCACGCCGCTTGTGGGGAACACGCCGGTACTCAGGGTCCCGAAAGCCAAGTTCGAGGCGTTGATATTTGAAAGCCCCGAGGCGTTACTGGCCCTCAAAAGTCCGTTGACGGTCAGACCTGTTAGGGTTCCAACACTCGTGATGTTGGGCTGAGCCGGTTGGACGACCGAATTGGCCGTGGCGACCGTATCGACTATCGCATTGGCGTGGATACCGTAGAGGCCCTGTCCATCCCCTGAAATTGTACCGGCTATGAGAGACCCTATGACGGTCAGAGTCGTGAGGGACCCGAGAGATGTGATGTTGGGTTGGGCCGGGTTGATTACCGAACCGGCGGTGTTGGCATAGTTGACCGTCCCCGAGAGATTGCTGATGGGTATGTTTGTGAGACCGGCACCCGAACCATAGAAGGTGCCACCGTTCACAGCCCCAGACACTGTAAGAGAGCTGAGGGTACCCACGGAGGTTATGTTTGGCTGCGAGGGGTTAGTAACGCTCGAGGCTACATTAGCCGCCGCAACGTTGCCCACCAGGTTGGAGGCGTTGATGTTAGACAACCCGGACGCATTTCCCGTGAACAAATTTGAGTTCAAAATTCCAGAAACTATTAGGGAGTTGAGGACGCCTAAACTTGTGATGTTCGGTTGGGCCGGTTGAGAGACGACCAGGGCCACATTGGCATTCGCAACGTTGCCCACCAGGTTCGAGGAATTTAGGTTTGAAATTGCGGAACCGTTTGAAACAATCAAAAGACCCTGGACGTTGAGGCCTGTCAGTGTGCCCACAGAGGTGATGTTGGGTTGGGCAGGCTGTGAGACGACCAGAGCCACATTGGCGTTGGCCACGTTCCCTACTAGGTTAGAGGCGTTGACGTTAGACAACCCCGATGCGTTCCCTATAAGGAGACCTGCTTGTAACACCCCCTGAACAGTAAGACCTGTCAAGGTGCCTACAGAGGTTATATTGGGTTGGGCCGGTTGAGAGACCACGAGAGCCACATTGGCGTTGGCAACGTTACCGACCAGGTTAGAGGCATTGACGTTAGACAACCCCGACGCGTTGGAAGCTATCAAAAGACCCTGGACGTTGAGACCCGTCAAAGTACCAAGTGACGTCACGTTGGGTTGGGCCGGTTGGGAGACGACCAGGGCCACATTCGCGTTGGCTACGTTACCGACCAGGTTGGAGGCATTGAGGTTAGATAACCCCGAACCGTTACCAATGTAAAGACTGGCTCTCACCGAATTTAGGTTCGAAATTCCAAAAACATTCAAGGTGGCTGACCCGAAAATAATTGCTGAATTGGCATGGAGGGTATTGACGTTGAGAGTGTCGGTCACGTTGGCCGACCCTAGGACATAGAGGTTCGATCCGACAGGTGGCGCGCTCAGGGTCCCCACGGACACGCCGTTCTGGTACGCGACGTTACCTGCGACGGTCGTCCACTGAGAAGACAGAATACCTATATTCGACGCGGCCGTAACAAGACCATACTGATCCACAGTGACCTGTGACACATTGGCACTCGAGCCGTACGTACCGGCGACGACCCCACTCGGAGGCAAATTTGTATTTGAAATTGTTCCGGAAATATTAGAAGCGTTTATGTTTGAGAGGCCGTATCCATTTCCAAAAAAGGAGGTTCCCCAAATACTCGACGCATTTATAGAGTCGGTGACGTTTAGGGATGAATAACTGATATTTGAAACAATATTACCGACCACGTACAAGTTTCCTGTAAAGGTTCCGTCAACGGAGATGATGTTACCAGCGATGACGTTTCCCGTTGTGTCAAGGACGTTTGAAGCGATGATGACGTTCGCAGGGGGACAACACTGTTGTGCTGCGGCGGCCCTGGGCCCCCCATTTGCGATGCTATCACACATCGTCTATCTGTTTTTTACGGAGATTATTATCAAAAGACCTACGAGGGCCACTCCACCAACTAGTATGATTTTGGTCTTGTCGCCATTGTCCCATGCGACTGGAGAAGGTAGGCTCTCTGGACGTTCTGGCTCTTCTGGGACTTGTATAGTTTTGAATTTTAGTAGAAACATGTTGCGCCCAGCATTGAGTAACAGGCCGCTATTTGGTTGGCGCCAGGAGATGGTCAAGCGGTCGAGTTTGTCTATGCGTGCAGGGTACTGGGTACTGATGCGGTAATTGGCGTTATAAAACTCAGCCTGTCCTGAAATTTTAATTGGAATTGTGGCGAAAGAACCGTCGAACGCATTTGAAGTTGGGGTCGCTATGTTACTCTTCGTCCCTGAAAGGTTGAGTGCGTCTGCGCAAAGGTGGCTGGGTGTACGGAGCTCTGCAATGTCGAGCGTCACAAACTGGGACGCCGCCAGGTCTGGGAGCTGAGCCGACACGAGCTCGACTTCTGTAATATTCAAAATAGGCCGAGTCAAATACAGGGTATAAGTATTTGAATTGGGCCAGAGAGTCTGGTCTCTGTTATTGGAGTCTACGTAAACTATGTACTCCGTCATTTACTAAGAGATACTTAGACAATTTGTCCGCCGTACTGGCACACGTTTGGCTTTGAGCATGTGAAACGGAAGGTCAGGAACGTCGGGCCCTGTTCAATAATTGGCTGACCTCCGCTAGAGGCGTACAGATTCACAGTCAGCTTTTCAATTTGGCGTATAGGATCTATATAAACAACCTCGACGGGAAAGTAATTACCGCTCGTAAAAATAGTACGATGGTCGGGGATACCATCCGACAAAGGAATACACACCAGTGAGGTGGCTAGCATATTCGTATTTGAAATTGCCAGGTAGGGTGCCGTGCCTTCTGTAGAAATTTGACCAGCCACCTGGGAATCGTAGCTGAGGTTTCCACGGTCCAGAAACTTTGACGTCAGTTCTGCTACGTGAACATACATGGCGCTGGTTGGGATGGACGTGGCGTTACCATGGAAACTGCATGAAAGCAATTCAACCTTGATGACGTTACGAATAGGAATATTAAGATAACTCACAAAGCTCGTGTTTGATGCAGAGTATACTGAATCAACACGAACGGTGTACACTTCCGTGTCGCACATTTAATTTAGATTTAGATTAAAAACCGAGTCGCGAAACCGAAGGTTTCATGGCTCGTGAGTCCGTCGGGACCGCCGGGGATCACAAGGGCGAGTGCCTTCGGCACTCTCTTGGTCTTTAGGTCCGCTCCAGAAGGGAGCCGCCGATGCCACCCTCGATGGAAAAGTCGCGGATCTGGGAGCGGATAGACTCGCCGTCACCGCACAGGCCACCTGGGGTCAGGCCGCGCGTGTAGTAGGCCGCCTTCTCGGAGGGGCCTGGGGTGCACTCCAGAGACGAGGGGATCTCCGTCAGAGACGAGGGGGCGGCGGATGCCTGGGCACCTGCCACCGTCACCAGAGGGGCGGCCTCGTACGAAGAGCCGCGGCCCTGGACGAGCATAACCAGGATCGCCACGAGCAGACCGATGATCACAGCCTGAGTCAGAACCTTGCCAATTTTGAAAGCCATTTATAATTGGTTAATATTTTTTTGGTGCGTTAAAGATTGCAAGTTCCTTTCTTTAAAGATTCCAGAGATGGAGACCACCGTAACCTTTGATGGCCCCAACATGAGTCTAGATGATGACGAGTCCAAGCTTCTGGATGAAATTTCCATCCAGGTTCCCACCAAGAAGACGGTTCCACTGCGCCCCAAGCCCGCGCGCCCGAGCCCTTTTGCGAAACGGGCTCCTGGGCCAGTAGAGCCACAGGGACAGGAGGATGCTGGTCTTGACATGTTCATGAACCCTGGTAAGCGTACGGCCCCTCCTCCACCAATTCACGAGGAGTACGATGATGGTGAGGAGGATGAAGGTGAGGGTTTCGGACAGGATGGTGGTCAGCAGCAGTTTCAGGGCGGCGGTGGCGACCAGACACCTTCTGATGGCTACAAGACGATCGAGGATGAGAAGGCTGACCTGCTGAACAAGATTACTCGGCTGGTAAAAAAGGGCATTCAGTCGAGCGCCCGTCTGACTATTTACAGTGATATCGAAGAGATTCGGACAGAGTACAAGCGTATGACCTATTCTATTGAGGTTGAGCGTTCGATCAAGTTCCAGCGGCGTATGCTGGTGGCTTGTGTGACCGGCCTGGAGTTTCTGAACGACAAGTTCGATCCATTCGACCTGGAGCTGAACGGGTGGTCCCAGAACACTATGGAGAATGTCGAGGACTATGACGGTGTGTTCGAGGAGCTCTACAACAAGTACAAGACGAAGGTCCAGGTGGCGCCAGAGGTGAAGCTGATCATGATGGTTGGCGGCTCCGCGATGATGTTCCACCTGACGAACAGCATGTTCAAGGCGGCGGTTCCCAACGTGACTCAGGTGATGAAGCAGAACCCAGGTCTGATGCAGAATATGGTGGATGCTGTACAGCGAGCCCAGCCCGGTGGCGCAGGCCCCGCAGCCGGCGAACCCCCCGCGGGTGGTCTGCGCCGCGAGATGCGTGGCCCAGGAATGGACTTTGGGTCCCTGATGGGTATGATGGGCCCTCCCCAGCCTCAGATGACTCGCCCGGCGCGGGAGGATGATGACGTGTCCGATATCGTGAGCATCGACGCGGGTGACCCGGATACACGCGAGGTTTCAGTGAAGAAGGGGAAGGGGCGCCCGAAGAAGAAGGAAGTGTCCCTCTAGAAAGGTGGCGTCCCGAAGGGACCCCTTTGTAGAGTACAGCGCCGCGGCCAAAAAACTTCTAAACAATAAGTAATGGCGGTGGCCTTTGCGCCATTCGATGAAAGCGAGCCCTTGGCGCGCCCGCCAAAAGTAGTTGTAAATAAAGGACAGATTCCAGTCTCAGACAACACCGAATGTAATTACATTGTGATGTTCTTTGTGGCTGGTGTTTTTCTATTGGGTTTGGTTGATGCTACACGTGGTAAATAGTTAGAAAAGGCACTTACCTTTACCGAAAACTTCTTGGACTCCATTAGCTTCGCTAATGCCTTCGCTCCCTGCGGAACCAAGTTCAAACCCCCCTTCCCTGTACACCCGAAGCCGCTTGCGATACATTGCGAAAAATACGGACCAACTATCGGCAATGTCGAAAATAAGTGGATCATTCACTTTGCCCTTGGTTTCCCGCATAATACGCCCTATCGACTGTTTGATATCGCTCTTTGGAGTTGCCAATATGACTGTGTCCAAAGCAGGGATGTCCAGGCCCTCGTGGGCCAGCTGAAAGGTCGCAACTACGATAGGGCTCTTGGCAGACTCTTCTAGGTCCGCCTCCTTCATACCACCCACATAGAGCTTCGCCTTAGAGCCGAGCCTATTTTGTAAGTAAAAGCAATGTTCACGCCGGTCACTAAGTATCAGTACACGCCGGCCAGTGGCGAGGGCGTCTTCAGCTGTATCAACTATGAGGTCATTCCGAGCCTCGAGTGCAGTGACAATATTGATCATACCAGCCATGTTAAGCTGACCAAAGCGCGTTACGGGTGGGGCCTCTTGGAAGGCCTCATCCGTGTAATTCAGCGTTATGACCTTTGTCGTCCCTTGATTGACCCTCTCAACCTTGAAGAACTCGGGACCAAGGAACCAATACAGGAGCCGCGTAAGCCCGTCTTTGCGTTCTGGCGTCGCAGTAAGTCCGAGAGTGAACTTGGGACATATTTTAAACATGAATTGTGAAAAGGCGGGAGCACCGATGTGGTGCGCCTCATCAACCACAAGCAGGCCTATGGAGTCGAAAGCCTTCTTATCAAATTCTCTCATACACATTGTTTGGATCATAGCGATGACGTAATCCTTCTCCACATCGAACACGTCCCCTTGGACGCGTCCAATAGTGGCACCCGGACAAAACTCCTTGATCTTCTCGACCCACTGGTTAGCGAGGAACTCCTTGTGAACGACGATCATTGTTCGAACCTTCAGGTGTGCCGAAAGAGCCAGGGCGACGGTGGTTTTCCCGAAACCGCACGGAAGGGACAGAACCCCCCCTCCCTTTTCTTCAAAGGCTTTAGTTCCAGCTGCAAAGGCTTCGTTTTGTCGCGTCGCGTCTCGTAGGCGTCCAGTGAAAACAATCCCAGGAGCCCGAGCGTGATCAGGGCGTGCGTCCCTGGCGGGCGGCCCGAACCTCCCGCTGCCATAATAGCGGGGAACGACCAGAGTCGAAGACTCTGTGCGGCCGGAGGCCTGTTTGATAACCCGGAAGACCTTGAAGGAGGGACCGAACCCGGGCCCGGAAGACCCAAGAGCATTCGTCTGTGGCTTGACAGTGAGTTCCCGCTTTATTTCAGGGGAATCTTCCGGATGAATATAGCCGTTTCTGGTCAGCAGGGAACCGGAGGTTCCCGTCGGTGAATTCATTCACCTCTCTTACCCTAAGAGTCGGTAATTTCTCTAAAGCTCACGAGTATCCAGTGGTTGACCCCGTCCCATAACTTCTTTTCAATTTCAATTTCAATTTGATCACCCTTTTGAAGCTCCTGAACAGTCTTCAGGCCTTCAGTACGGCACATGACCCGTCCGTACCGGAAGGGAACCTTGAGGCGGACGAGAGAACCTTGGTTCTCGAGGCGGACTTCGAGGTACTTGCGCCCGTCCCAGTCGTAGTAGGGGGTATGTACCGTGGCTCTCATCTCTCAGGAAAGGTTATAAATTTTTTATCAGTACAAGATAGGATGGTCGATACATGGAACGAGTCCATCAAGAATTTTAATTTTTATGATAATAGAGGGCAAGCAGCGAATGGTTGGGCGCCAATTACCTTCTTAGGAGGTTGGTCACGTGACGGCAACGCCAATTCTCCTCATCAAAAGGAACTGGCCCTGGCGGTCTGTGCTGAAAACTCGGACTGCTGGGGTGTGCTTGGGGTTAAAGACAAAAGTAGAGCTGGTGGAACTACGTATTACCTCATGGGCAGTAAAATGCCAAAGACGACGGTTGGGACGCCTGGTCAACCATATGTGTACGAAAATGGAAAAGATCAGGATAAACAAACTATTGGAAAATTGGGTGCTAAAACGAGAGCGGCGTGTCAGGCTGCTTGTGACACCACCGACGGGTGCGCTGGTATAGTGAGTTACACATCTAGTGCCACTGGAACGGGTGACTGCTGGACGGTCCGTGGGTTTCCAAACCCGTATGGTCGCGGTAATTCATCTCTAGGTAGACGTTCATCACCCGAATCTGGCGTCGATCCGGCTATTCGCAATAACCGCTCAATATGGATTAAAAAATCGCCCCCAGGTGTCAAACCCTCTGAATACAAACCCGGCGTGGGTATATTACCGCAAGTTGGTGACACGAAGGTGAAAATTTGTCAGGATGCCAATGGTAACACCAATTGTGGAAATGTTGGGCGTGCGTTTTTGCCACGAGGTATGCCGAATGCGGGCGGCGCCAACTCGGTCGTGGTGCCCCTGGGACTCAAAGCGGGCCTGAATCTTAATGTTTTCGACACGACCGAAGAGGCTGATTCACAGGGTGACGGCAGCCGCGTCGGATCGTGCGGAAACTTGACATCGGATGGTGGCGCCAAAGTTTGGAATGACTCGAACGCCCCCGGAGCGTGTTTCCGAAACGGATGGAACCCCGGAAACAGACCGGACGGTATCATCGTTTCACAGGTGCCGATAAATATGGCGGACCTGAACGTTTTCAATGGTCTGGTGTCTGCGGGCGTGGGTCCCAACGATGCCAAGTTGCTTCGCGCAGGGTATTGCGCCCAGCTGAGCACCATAGACTCGAACCAGTGTAAACTATTCTCGGCGGATCCCGGAAACAACTTTGATTTCGACGTTATGAAGACTAATATTTGTAATCAGGATCCCAAGTGGGCCTCCAACCCCACGTGCGTCGCTGCTGTGAATAACGCGCAAAAGACTGGTAGTCAGGCGGGAAAAGCCAGTGCGACTGAAATGATCCGCGTGTTCTGTGAGGCGAACCCCACCGACGCCAAATGTGGGTGCTATAACGTCACCAAGTACGGAACGGCGTGTATCAAGGATGCGTCCAAAAAGACCCTTCCCGGGTGCGCCGGCCTGTTTGCCGACTTTGGAAGTTTGCCGTCTTCCTATGGCGCTATTGACTCTGACAAGTTTTGCGCCTCGGATGACTGTATCACCAAGGCGTACAGTGGCGGGACGGCTTTCATTCCTCAGCCTCGTGCGGCCGCAACGACGTGCCCACCTATCCAAAAGTGTATTCAGGATTTCCGTGGAGCCCAGTTCAATTCGTCATCTCTAGACGCTACTTGCAAACAGACGCTTAACATCGCCCCTCCTCCCCCACCGCCGCCTCCGCCGCCTCCTCCTCCTCCCCCGCCGCCTCCTCCTCCTCCACCGGGTGCTCCACCAACTGCTCCAAAGGCGCCACCTCCTCCACCCCCAGGCGTTCCACCCCCTCCTCCAGGTGCTCCGCCTCCCCCTCCGGGCGCTCCGCCTCCTCCTCCGGGCGCTCCGCCTCCTCCTCCGGGCGCACCAAAGGCCCCTGCCGCGTCTGATCTTTTGTGGCCAAGCACCGCCATTCCAGGCGTGGACACGAAAGAAAAGCAAATTGGTTTAATAGCCTTTTTGATTTGTTTATGCTGCTGCTGTTTAGGGCTCGTCGTATTTGCGATGTCCGGTTAGAACTTGCCCATACGCGCCTTTGCCATACCGGCGCCGGCATTGGCTGCGGTGCGGGTAGCGTCCTGACCAGCTGGACTCATCAGGAAAATGAGAGCACCGCAAATTATCACACAGCAAATAACGGCAATAATTGCCCAGATGCCCGTCATGCCCTTGAACACGGAGTCCACGAGGTCGTTGACGCCCTGCGTCTCCTGCTTGGCAGTCTGTTTGACGGCCGTATCGGTCGTGGCGGTCGCGATCGTGTCACTCAGGGCGTTCGTAAGGGCATCAGCGATACCCTTGGCGGTCACACTCTGAAGGATATTCTGATCAAAATTGAAATCATATTCACCGGGAAGACGGTATTTGGGGTCGCAGGTCGCCACCATTTTGCCCGCGTTGATAGACTGGTTGTTCTGTGCATTCGCAACAATGTTCTGAACAGTCGAAGATGACATTGTATTTTCGATGATGTTCGTCACCTTATTCTTCAGGTCGGTGGTGGCCGATGCGCTGTTCGCAACGGAAGGCGCCAAGAAGCCGCTCTTCTGCGCGGCCGCGTTGTCGATGGCCGTCTTGGCATCGTTTTGTAGCTTGGTCTTGAGGTCCTGCACGTTTTGACTCTTGAGGGTACCCGAGGCCGTGAGGGTCGTCTGCGCACCCTGTGAAACGTTCACACGGCAACCAGTAAAATTAGTATCTGCCAAATTAACACTCTGACGGGCACCGGCCGTCGCGCTCACATTCTGACTAACAGAGGACATGAAACTGTTAGTCTGCTTGTTGAAAAATTCGTTAGTTTGCTGGACGGAGCTTTTGGAAGAATTACCACCCATTTCTATTTATAAATAATTTATTCGCAGCAATATTTCTGACCATCAGGGGTGATGTCACCGGTGTGTGGGTGGTCCTTGGGGCAAAGATCCGAAATAGGGAAGAGCTGGGTAAGGCACTTGGCGTTCATCGATGGACTGGGGGCTGGCGACGCCATCTCATCGGCGAAGCTCATTCTTGGGAACAGGAGATACACTATGACGGCGGCGAGGGCAACGATGATGATTGTTTTGATGTCAAACTTCATTTATAATATTTGCGATTTTAATTTAAGGAGAACGGACACATACATCTTAATGAAGATCATCTTCTGTATGCCCGGTCGCTCGTACTCGCGTGAGTTTCTCCTGTCGTGGTCCGATCTTCTGATGCAGGCGTCGAACCGTGGCCACCAGGTGATGATCAGTCAGCAGTACTCGTCTGTCGTCCATTTCGCGCGCGCCAAGTGTTTGGGTGGAGACGTCATGAAAGGCCCGGACCAGAAGCCGTTTCAGGGTCAGGTGGACTACGATGCCATGATGTGGATCGACTCTGACATCGTCTTCAAGCCCGAGGACTTTTTCGCCCTTCTGGAAAGCCCTCATGACGTCACGGCCGGTCTGTACATGATGGAGGATCTGCAGCATTTTGCGACCGTCAAGGATTGGAACGACGAATATTTTGAAAAGAAGGGAACTTTCAAGTTTCTTCAGCCAGATGACATCATCGGGACACCTCAGTACGTACCAGTGTCCTATACCGGTATGGGCTGGATGTTGATCAAGAAAGGGGTCGTTGAGGACCTGAAGTATCCCTGGTTCGCTGCTCCACTTCAAACTATTGGTTCTTTGGTCGATATGAACTCTGAGGATGTTGCGTTCTGTAAGGCGCTCACGGCAGCGGGTCACCCTATCCACATCGACACGAAGATTCGCGTCGGTCATCAGAAGTTGTTGATTATTTAAGTCTGACACTGACTCTTACAGTAAGATTGGCCACCCGGATAACTTCCTACCCATTCGGCTCCTTTGTAAAGGGTACAAGAATTGCCCACTCGGTCGAAATGGGTACATTCAGGTTTGCCATCACACGAGGCTTTACAAACGTCCAGGGAACCACTGGCGGTGCCCATCATTTTACTAGTTCTAGCCGGGTCGGCGAGATATGCGATTGCGTTTTGCTTAACATTATACGCCGCTGGAGTGACGGCTGGAGGTGGTGGGACGGTGGCTGGAGGCCGTGGGACGGTGGCTGGAGGCGGCGGGACGGTGGCTGGAGGCCGTGGGACGGTGGCTGGAGGTTGAACAGGTGTGACGGATGGAGTCTGGGGAGTGGGCGCGGGTGGCTGCGACTTGGGTGCTGGAGCGGGGGCCGTGGCCATGACCACGCCGACAATGATACCAATTATCACCAAAATTACTATAATAATCACAGCAATTGGTGGGCCACCCTTGGGTGCGTTGACCGGTGCGACGTTGCCGTTAAGAGAGTTTAAATTCAAACTCATTTATAATTTAAACTCAGAAATTAATTCATCTAAATTACGATAGTACCGTGCGAGATCCTTTTTGAATCGCGCATCCTGCTTGGCCTTGGTCTTTACCAAATAAGCAAGATTCGCCTTGGAGTACTTTGTCCGGGTCTGGTTTTCCGTTGGCTTGCGTGGTGATACTTTTTTCTCCTTTACAGGTTTGGCCGCGTCCTCCCCCGGTCTCTTGTCTATGAAACTCAGGGCTTGCATGACTGTGTCCGCCAAGTCATCCTTCTTCTTGTGACTGTCGAAGAAAGGGACGAGCTCCTTGTTCGGGCCGTCACCAGCAATGAACTTACGGGCGCGCTCGATGCTCGTCTTTTTGCGTTGTGCGTACCGAGCCTTTCCAGCGCCCGCCACGTCCGGGATCTTGTGGCGGGCGTCCCATATGACAACGGACCGCCCGGGATCTTTCACGAGAAAATAGGTGTGAAGCAAATTCTCGACGGCTTTCATACCACGGTTCCTATCGGGTTGCTTCTCTATGATGACGGTGGTCGCCCCAAGGACCCACGGCTTCTCGTTGAGGTGCCGCACCAGACACGGAAATATCCCGTCGGCGTGCATAGGCGGTACACCCGACACGTCCCATTGGTGGATCTTCTTCGTGACCGGGTCAATTAAACACATTGCTAAATTTTTGATACCACAATCAATTGATAGGAGCATCTAATATTAAAGATTATTAGGTTTTTAACTTCAAGATGACTTCTATTTGTGCTCAAAAAAAGGCTATAACAGAAGCTCGAAGTGTCCAAGTCAAAAAACGGGAGCCGCCACCGACGACGCCACCCGAGCAAGATACAGAGGGCCTCGTGTGTTGGTGGTGCGTCCACGGACTCCCACAGCGCCCATGTATCCACTTGCCCATCAAATATGACGAGAGACTCAACAGGTTCACGACCATGGGGAACTTTTGCTCGTGGCAGTGCGCCAAGGCTTATGCGCTAGACACGAACTCGGCCAAGTCCGGAGAGGTCCAGTCCTTTTTGGCGATGATGAGGCTCAGAGCCTTTGGAAAGTTCGTGCCGTTGTGGCCGGCGCCAAAACGCCAGTTTCTCAAGTGTTTTGGAGGGTCAATGACTATAGAAGAGTTCAGGGGGTACGGGGGGCTCGTGGAACCTCCTCAACTCTATTTTCCGGTTGAAAAACAGCTTCACCCAGTTTTCAATAATTCAACAAGTGAGGCGAGTGTCCGCGGTCTCGTGACGCCCAGTGGAGTTCAGGACCCGTCGCGCCTCAGGGCGATCGAGAACTCGAATGGTCAACAGGAGACGCTGAAACTCAAGAGGTCCAAGCCCCTTGCGCGCGCCGCGAGCAAGTTAGAGAGCACCCTCGGAATTACACGCAAGAGTGTCAAATGACGTGGTGGTCCTGTTGTACGACCCCGCGAGAAAAAGCCACTGTGACTTTTACATTCAAGAATGGAACGCGTGTAAAGGCTCGCGACCCTGCTCACGCAATTCAAATTTTGAAATCAATTAGTCTCAGGGACATGGCCAAAGTTTTTCAGGTTGACGCCAATGTATGGGTAATTGATTTTGGAAAAGGGGCGTCTATTGAAGTGCTGGGGAGGGAGATGGCGCAGGTGAAAAAGCTTGGGGAGTGGAGTGTGTATCTTGACCGACGGGACTTGGAACTTGCTCCTTGAGGGCTATGTCAGCCACGGAGGGTTCTGGCACTGGTGCTGGTGCTGGTGCAGGGCTTGGTGCCTCAGCCTTGCCCTTCCAGTCGGAAGACGCCAAGCCAACCGCCTCCATGGCCGAGTCGATCTCCGAAATGGGCAGACCCACAACTGGTGCCTGGGTGTAATATGATACTTTGGGTTTTGGCCCGATAAAGAACACAATGGCCCACCCTAGGACAAGCCCAAGGAGGATAGAAACCCAGTGCATTATTAATATTACAAATTATAAAAATCCAAACTTTACCCGTTGTTTGGCCGTGGCTCTGGAGGCTGGTACGTTTTCATCAGTGCTCCTGACCCATTCCTCACCCACATGAGCCCTCCACTGAATAGACAGCCTGTCCATAGCCTTGCGACATATCACACACGGAAGGGACGTTCCGTGACCTCCGTCGACCCTGACACGAGTGACTACAAAGTCGCCATATTTACGATGAATCCACGATGAGAATTTAGAAGAACCAACACCTTGGCGAGATGCTTGGAGCTGAAGACTGCGAATAAGTTTTCTTTCTGCGCAACAGTGACAATCATTACCCACGGAGGGCCCATACGGGACACCGACTGGTCTCGCAGACGATCATTGGGTACATTGTATTAAACACGACGCACTTTTTTAACTTAGAATGCCATCGTGTCATGAGTGCGTATTTCACATTCCCCAAAAGAACCTTTGTACAGTGTTTATGACGCCACCTTGGACGGCCAGACGTTATCCACATTTGTGTGGTCCAGAAGCAAAGGTGTTTCGTCAGATTCGGTGGGTGCCACGTCACATCCCAAAAAAAGATGAGGTGTACAAGCCAGACACGGGGCATATGAATGACGTTTAAACCAAAACAATGGAGCACGCCCTTCGTGAATACGCTCGCACCGGCTTTACTCGCGCTCTGGGTGCTGGGGCTGCTGCGCGCAACTGCGAGCGCTCAGTATACAACTGGGCAGTCCAGGTGACTCGGGACTTGCGGGACGAGCCCTCTTGGGAAAACCAGCAGTTCAGGTGGCGCTACAAGCAAAAGACCTTCGGGCTCCTACAGGAGCTTGAAAGGGGCCCAGTGGTATCTGCAGACCTCCAGGTGGCTGATGGCCGGGTCTCCCTGGGCTTGAGCATAGTGCCCCAACTTGTGCAGCGTATTCAGCGAAAGGAGCTCGACTCCAAAAACTTGGCGCGGTACACAGCAGATGTGCTCTGGCCCGAAGGCCCCTATGCAAAGCAGGCCTTTGCCCTCAAAAGCAAGGACCTGGCTATGGAGGCGGCCAAGGCCAAGGAGGAGGACTACTCAGGAATGTTCACCTGCAAACGTTGCAGGAAGGCTAAAGTCACCTACACGCAGGCTCAAACGCGCTCCGCTGACGAACCAAGTACGTTCTTGTTTTGCTTCGTGTTCCTGTCGACTTTTGTACTGACGCGCCTCTTCAGTGACGACATTCTTCTGCTGCCTTGAATGCGGAAACAGGTGGAAGGGTTGAGGAGTACGAGAAGTAGAACTGACCTTTATAGAGTTGCCCGCGTTTAATAGCATATTTCAATACCCCCGACATACTAAACCCCGTCTTGTCCTTCACGTCTGCGAGAGATCTACACGTGTCAATTAGATTGCGTTCTGAGTCAAAACAGTAAATCGTTTTTTCTGGTTTGATCTTTGGTGCTGGTGCAGAATCAGTATATGATGCGTAGTATTTATTTTTGTAAAATGTTCTGTTTTTGATCACACCTGTTAAAGTACTTTTATTGACGCCAATGAATTCAGCCGCTTGTGTGAGGGACTCGGTCACCTTTATCAAATTACGCGAGGCGTCAAATATATATACAGGCTTTCTCAGTGGCGCCGCCGCCTCTACAAACACCTTGTGAATGTTAGGGTCGCGCTTGCGTCTTTCCCACGCATCTTTCAATTTTACCTTTGTCTCATCAGAATGAGTTGTACCCTTGCGTCGTTGGCGGATATTTTCAGCCTGTTCGGGATGCTCCTTATAGTTTCGTATACGTGCTTCAGATATTCTCTTGCGAGTCTCTTCTGAAACACCACGCTCTCTTCTTTGTGCTCTAATATCATCACCTTTTTCCTCCCATAACTTCTTTTTGGCGTCTGATATCTTCTTCCTAGACTCTTCATGATGCCTAGAACTATGGCCGCCTTCCATAAGGTTATACCCATTTGGACTAAGAGTGTTATGAACTGCTATCATTTCAATTTCTTTTTCATCCAGCTCTTCTTTAGTACATCCAGCTTCTGACCATAAAACTTCTATTGTGAAATTGTCCTTTCCATGCCGTTGTATCGCCGACCATAAGGCTGGGCACTTTCCTTCGGAATAAACCCCACAGTGCGTCCTGAACCTTTCTTTTATTGAATTTATAGTCTGCCCTATATAGGCTTTTCCATTTAGGTTGTTCGTAATCTTATACACTGACATCCTCTCCTGGAGGAACCCAATATTTTTATCTGAACGGCGAAGGTCATCCCAACCAATAATAATTTTCTAGACAAATAGTACAAAATGAACGGTCCAGTGAAGCGCGCCTACCGCGCTCGTGTCGCCCGCAAGGGTCGCAAGGTCCCAGCCGGCTCCCCCAAGCCCACGGCATTCGCCAACGTGAAGCGCCGCGTCATCTACAAGACGGCGCAGGGCAAGTACGTCGTCAAGACGGACAAGGGCCTGAAGTACGCCCCCAAGGCCAAGTACTACAAGAACCCCCAGGGCTCGACCGTCGCCATCAAGTATGTGCACGGTAATGTGGACATCCCCAGCCCCATCCGCCCCAAGCTGGTGCGCAAGGAGCGCAAGAATGCCGGCGCCGCCCGCGGCAAGTACGCCGCCCGCGTGCCAGGCGTGCGCGTGCACCACATCAAGCGCGTCGCGCACCTCGGCGCCATGTTCGAGGGCTATGCCCCCAAGCGCCCAGTCGGCCGCCCACGCAAGGCGGCTGCCCGCCTGGTCAGCCCACTGAGCCCATATGCTCTGGGCCGCCTGTTCCGCGCCCCCCGTGCCAACAAGGGCATGAAGCGCGGCCCCCGTGTGGGCAAGAAGACGCTGGCAGCCAACCCATACGCTGCTCTTGCGTAAATTTCTAGATAAAAACATTCGTCACCCACTACACAGAGCGTGAATGTCTTCACTCGTGCGCGTCTGGACTGATGTGGGATCCCGTAAACCAGCCGCCCTCCTCGCAAAAATTATAGAGAAGGACGGTGTCATTCTGACCATCAGGTACCTGTCCGAATCTGATGATCATATTTGGCGTTACGAAACGGATACATACGAAATAGACGATGACTCAATTGCCGAGTACCTAAAAACTGATTCAGAATTGGATATAGGGTTTGTTGCTCATGAGGATGGTTTCCTCAAGGTGGACTCGGACGAGGATTATGTACCCTCAGACGAGGACGAGTCCGACTCGTATGAGGACTCTGATGCTGACTCTGATATGGCCTCTGACGAAGAGGAGGATTTTGACGAGGACGAAAATGAGGATTCAGACGCCGAGTCGGAGGAAAGTAATGTTGATGAAGAGTAAGTATGAAGCTCGATCAGAACACCCTGTTTCTAATTCTGCTGCTGGTCGCCCTCTGGCTGCTTTTCTTCCGTCAGCCCAAGTCTGAGAAGTTCTGCGGTGCGTGCGGTGCGGCGGCTTAAAAACAAACTATTCTTTAACATAAATGTCTGTTACAACTAGGTTCATCAAGGCATTTGATGCTCAAAATCAATCACACGTGAAATGGTTGTCGCGTATGATTGATGTTGCAGAGGGTATGGGGGATCCGACGCGTGATAGTGCTCTCGTAGCCGAGATCAACAAGAACCCCATGGGGGTCAAGCTCGAGCAACTGGAGGCGCTCGAGTGGCCCCACATTCATTTTTGTATTTGCGCGGTTTACGCCAAGGCGGTGCTGCGTAAGAAGGCTTTTGTCCCGGTCTAATCTTCCCAGTCGCGCAGCGACTGTTCTTTTCACAACGCGACCCGCGTTAGTCGCTCTGCGACTAAAGTCTAAATTAGATCATTCATAGGTGAAATAAGTTGCCAAATTTCACCTAGGCGCTCACGGTAAAAGTCCGGGTCCGCCTCGAAACTATAGGCGCTGCCCGCAAACACATACCCTCCTTGAGCCTTGCGCTTGACTATATCATCTATAGAAATCATATCCAAAAAGTTTTTTGTACAAGTCATCTTGAGATCGTCAAAGTCCCACTGCTGAATGTACAAATGCCTTAGAATATCTCCACCCTGACCTGTGGGTAAAATTAACGCACCCACTTCATAAGTCGATGGCCACTCCATCTGGTTAACAAAATAACTCTCTAGCATTTTTCCCACAAACATCGCGTTGTCCCAATCCGTGAAACCCACGACTGAGGTTCGAGCCTGCTCATTAACACGCAGGGTAAACGCATCATTCTTGGTAGTATGCAACGTGTAGTACTTGCGGCTCCTCTGGTTGGTCTTGAACGCCGAGCGCGGCTTGACGGGTGGTGGGAGTGTAATAGATGCGCAAATCATCTCTTACTTTTCAAGCGGTCAGAGTCTTTAAAAACGTGTGCTGTCCAAGCCAGGTTCCCGGGGCGGGCACTAATTTCACACCAAAACAGTAAGAGACCCTATGGCCACTCCCTCTACGAAGCAGAGCTTCTCCGAGTGCTCAGTCTGCTATGGAGAGTGCGGTCCCTTCCAGAAGTTGTGCTGCGGGCACGACTTCTGTACCGGTTGTATCAAGACGTGGTACTTGAAGGGTACAGGCGCCGGATGCCCCATGTGCCGCGCACCCATATATTTCAAGGGGTTCCACAAGGTCAGAGACGAGTGGAACGAGGATGCTTGGGAAAACAAGTGCGCAGAAGTCTTCAGTGAAGCGCTGGATGAGCGGTTCGCGGAAGCTCAGGAGTTTGCGCAGTCCTTCCCGCCCAAGTGGCACAACAGGATCTTCAGGGAACTGATCGACGACTTTGTGGAGATTGAAAAGACGTACAGATTCCTCAAGAACGAGGGGGTCGGCCCGGAGGACCTGGAGGAGGTGTTTTACTGGGGTGACTACTACTCGGACCGCCACATGGACCAGTACTCGTACCTGGACGAGCCGCGCAAGGAGTCTGTACCGGCGGTACAGTCGCGGGGCCGCGGCAAGGGGTTCAAGCGCGCACGAGCCCGCCAGGACCCTTGGGTCACGCTAAGCTTTTACATTGAAGTTTAATTTGAAAATTGATTAGTGATGCCCTCCACGAGTCCACCCGCGTTGAACCCGAGTCCCAGCGCCACACCCAGAGCCATTAGGATAAAGCCCAGAATAAGCAGGACCTGATTACGGCTCGACTTTGGCTTTTGGTTTTCCCGCGTCACCAAGATGAGACCTGGAATACCAAAAGCCATACCTAGAACCAAAGCCCCCGATAAAGCGCCTAGGGCACCACCTGTCCCGGCCATGCTCTCCAGAAAGATGTTCTTGTACTTTCCCATTTTCAATTTACAAACAAAATTAATGGGGAATACCTCCTGACCGCATCACCCACATCCCTACTATAATTAGCACAAGACCCATATATTGAACCCACGAGTTCATGCGCTCACCGAATATGAAAAATGCAGCTGCGGTTTCCAGGACAGCAGACACGCCGTCCCACATACCGTTCACATATGTGACGTTACCTACCCTCAGACTTCTGATGAGGTAATAGATGACGCCTATGTACCCGCCAATACCCGCCATCCATCCCTGGACGTTTCCGAACCCTAAACGCGCCACATTTTTGAATCCGAAATCGCCGACAATTTCCGACAGGGACATGATGGTCACATCGAGCAGACTCATTCTTACTCCGTACACAGATAAAAACTGCCCGCGTTGAAACAGTACAATGGAGGCTATCGAGGCTGTTCTGGAGCTGGCAAAGGAGCGTGACGAGATTGCGTCCGAGCTTGAGACGTATGAGGAGTGGTTCGAGTCTCTGGTGGGCAAGGAGGTGACGCTGACCCTCAAGTCCAAGAAGAAGACTCGCTTCATTGAGTGCGTCGTGGCCGAGTTCAACCCCGGGGAGGGTTGGATCCTGCAGTCTGACGATGGGGACGACACGCACATCGTGACGTTCGAGGACTTTGTGGAGGGCCGTGTGTGGGTCAAGACGGACAAGCATGTGACGTTCGCCGAATAAAATTGTAAATTAATATTAAATGTACGCTGTTGAGTCAGTTGCCGATGTTGAGGTTCGCAAGGAGCAGAACCCTCAGGGCCCATGGGTCAAGAAGGCCCTGATCCTTGCCCTCATTTCCTACCTCGTGACCCAGAAGATCAACCAGGCCGCGCTCATCACCATCGTGTTCGTCATCGCCATGTTTTTCCTGCGCTAAGTTCAATGGATAAAGGACCTTTGATGTTTTTGGCGCTTTTTGTTGTTGGCGTTTTGATTCACCAGCGGTTCTTTGCCGGACGGCCAATTGTACCGACCATGGTGGGAATTCTTGGCGTCGCGTATCTTTTCAATTTAATTTTGGGAGTGACTACTGCTCCTGCCCAAATCGTGAGTGTAGTTGGGCACAAAACTCTCGAAGAGAGGGCATGATCTGGTTGGCCCACATCTCCTCGTCACGGTCCACATTGTGACTCAACACCTGGTTGTTGTACTGCTCCACAAGCCGAGCATGCACAAGACCCAGCATCTGAAGATAGACCTGAATCTGAATAAACTCATAGTCCACGACGCGTCTGAACAGGCGGTTCGTACGATTCTTGATCTCCACGAGGACCCGAGACCCATCCTCCTTCTCTTCGATCCGATCAATTTTGCCACAAATTACAAACTTGGTCTGACCCAGCGTACACACATCCAGGTTGTAAAAGGCGTCGTCCCGAACCAGACGAGCCCCAGTATCTTTTGCGACCTTGTCAGACGTCTTGTCCTCTGAGCGCGTCCCATGGGTCGTGTACACCTTTGAACGCAAGTGCTCGATCACCTCAGCCTTTTGTTCGACGCTCAATTTAGGATCCAAATTCACTTGGGCCTTGGCATTTTCAAAAGTCTGGGCAGCTTCCTTGGAGTCCTTGGCCTCGTAGGCCAGGGCACTTTCTAGGATCTTCTGGGCACTTTCAGATGCCCCGAGAGCCTCGAGGGCTTTGTCCTTTTTGGTCTGTCCTGTGAAAGTGTCTGGACTATATTTCTTCCAGTAATCGTTGAAGACCTCCTCACGAGACTTGTACTGGTGACGGCCGATGATGGCCGCCACATCACTCGCCTTCAGGACCACACGTTTCGCCATTTTCAGATAAAAGGTTCACTTTCTTATCTGAAAATGCCCGTACTTACCCTAGCCGTCGCACGACCTCAAATTTTGGCCAAGAAAGGTGCCGATCCTCGTCCCACCCGTCGTACGAAGCTGCGCCCCAAGGATGTTGAACAGGCTATTCAATACGCAAAGAATTTGTGTTTTAATTTTGAAGACACACCGGCGTGTAAGGTGGCATGGGACCGTGTAGAGGAGCTCGCGTCAGAACTGGCCCGACAGCGTGAGGAGACTCTGCGCATCAAGGCCCTGGCTGAGGAGCTCGAGGAGCTGTGCGCCGTCGATCCTCTTCAGTGCCGTGAGTACGACGTCTAAGTGTAATAAGGGTACAATACTAGAGTAAGACCTCCTAAAAACCCTATTAAACCTATAATACTACGAGCTATTTTCCCACTTCTATCATCATTATACGTTACAGGTACTGGAACTATGATATGTTGGGGCTGAATTGCGTGGACTGGAACTGGAAGGTCCGCCCGACACATAGGGCACTTTACCGTGTAACACTGTACATGGACCATCTTCTTACAGCACCCCATATGAACGACCGTTCCACATAGAGGTTCCAAACACACCGGGCACTCTTCCATACTACAAGGCCCTATAAAAACCTGTCCTGTCTGGCACAGGGTCCCCTATTTTGATCTTAAATACAGATATGGAAAGCCACCGTGACCAGAAGCGCCAATCTTCCAAGAAGCAGAGTGACTACGCCGTTTACACGAAAAAGGCGGTGCGGGCCAAGGAGGCTCTGCTTGAAAAAAAGCTGTCTTGCCCAGGCCTAAAAAGCCCGAAGAGCAAGTAAGCCACAAATGGCAAACATCAAGGCTCCCGGCCTCCAGTTCTACGCCGAACAGTTCGGCACCTTGGATCTAGAGCTCGGCCCTAAACGCAACGAGCTCTATGTAGTATGCCATGACGGTTCTATTCAGTCCGTTCACGAGCCTAGCCGGCCTGTTGAATGGGAGCTTATTGAAGACGGTCCCGAGTGGTTCTATCGTGTGAACCAGCATCCCCGCAAGCACTGTATGGTTCGCTTTTACAGCTGGACCAATAACCCGCCACCTGGCCGTGGGTCCCCCACTCGCGCCGAAGTGACCGAGCAGAAGGACGAGGGCTCCGAGGTGACTTCGCAACTCAAGTCTATTGCCAAGATAGACCCGCTCCTTGCGCAATGCGCGGTGATCCTCGACGACCCGGTCCAGACGGCCGCCATGGCCAAGTTTGCAGAGGGCAAGATGAGCTACGCGGAGATGCGCGGACTCTGCGGTTAAAATGTGGTGTAATATAAATGACGACGCGCCGGCGTCTTCTCAAGGAGCTAACGTCAACAAACGTCCCTTTACTCGAGAAGCTATTTCTGGCCAAGTTAAAAACCGCCAAGGAACAGAACAAACGCATAGAAGCCCTCCCACCCCCGACGGGCTCTCCTAAACTCGTTATAAAATACGGCCCACCAGCCTCTGGGAAAAGTACCGTCAACCACATAGTGGAGCAGGTTGGCGGGGACCCTATTAATAGTTACATCAATATAAACGTCGATGATGCGGTCGAAAGCACTGAATATTTCAAACGGCGTTCAAGAATAATTATTCAGCGTCTCGTGGGTAATCGCAACCCCACAGAGCAAATGGTACGCAACTTTTTGAACCATGCAACCAAAGAAGAAATAAGTAAACTAGGCAAAGTCTACACAAACGTCCGTTTAAGCAAGAATATTTCCGGTTCCAAAATTTCCGATAAAATAGACCGACTTATTCAGAAGGCGGTGGAGGCTGGGAAGAATATCATGTTCGAGACGACGGGGTCCAACGCCTTTCCCAACTGGTTATTCCAGTATATAGAAGACACAAATTACAAGACGTTTATCATTTTCCCCATGGCTCCCTTTCAGCTGACGTGGCAGAGATACAAGAACAGACCAGTCCGCAACTACTTTGCGGGTGGAGGGTTTCGTTTCGCCTCCTCGAAGAACAGTCTGGCTCAGACGTACAGACTGTCCTATAGCCATTTCATAAATGCCTTTTCCAATACCCGTAATCCTGTATACAGATATGTAAACGGGGTTTATATGGTCCCTACACGGCCCAACAGATCCACTATTAATTTTAGTCCAAAAACTAATTCCAACAGACGACGAGTGAACTGGGGTCCGGCTCTGCGTGAGTATATTAACAGAATAAATAACGAGAGATTTATATAGATGTACCCTCCCTGTGAAAAGTGCCGCTTTTACCGTCCAGGGAATTACGCAAAGACGGGCACCTGTACGCGGTACATAGTCTATAGGGGCCGTGGGAAGATGGTCTACGAGTTTTCAGATGCTGTTCGGCTCGATGAAAGGCGGTGTGGTCAGAAAGGGCACTTGTTTGTCGCCCGCGACCCTGAAAAAAAAGCGTCGCGTGAGCGCCAGGATTTATGGAAATATCTAGTAGAACAAGATGAATAAGGAGGTGTGTGTGACCGTTCGCGTGACCGTCCGGCGGGTCCAGCGCCACCCCATCACCAAGCGGACAGTACGGTCCACGACCCTTTTGAAAAAGCATGTGGTCCGAGGGGTGACCCTTAGTCTCGTACCAGATGCTCTGAATGATTTCGCAATTCACCACGCGCAAGTAAGCTTGAGTGAGATTACGCATCTTTTGTTAGACCAGGTGACTATAAGTGGTATGTCGGCGGCGATGGCTATTGCTATGCTTGCTTTGAGAGAATGAAGCGTGTACCGCGCTCGGGATACACAACGTCAAACGATAGCCGAAGGTGCCCTCCAGGTGAGAAACCCTTTCCGTGAATGAAATAGTCTTTCCGTGGATCTATGACCCCATACTCTGCCGTGTCGACTTCTATCGGCCCATCAAAGTGTGGAACCGTCATCTTCTTCCCATTGACTGATTCTTCAAACGAAATTTTACTCATAAATACGAGGTCCCTGCCCATTTTCATGAGGTGCGGGTGCGTCTGAATTTGTATATGGAACACGAGGTCCCCGGGGTCCTCACCGGGTTTCTGAGCCTGCTCACCCAACCCGCCCGCCACGAGGGTCCCCCCATCCTCCACCCCTGCTGGTATTTTCAATTCTAAATTGAGAGGCTCATGCTTTTTTGATTTAAAATTACATTCCTGACAACCAGTGGACCCACCACCCTGACCACCACACGACTGACACGGTTGGTTGAACGTCATGGGGCCCATCTGGACGTGTGTGTTTCCACGGCCGTTGCACTGAGGGCACTGTTTCCTACACGCGAAGCAGGGCTTGGTCAGCGTCACCTTGAACGTACGCGTCAGACCTCGGTAGGCGTCATCGAGGGTGATCTTCAGTTCGTGATGGTGATCTCCTCGCCGCACAGGACCGCGAGGGCCTCCAAAGGCACCTCCGAACATCTGGGCGAAGATGTCGTTGGGGTTCGGGCCTTGGGGTGGCGCTTCGGGCGTGCCGAACCGGTCAAAGTTCTGGCGTTTCTCTGGGTCGCTCAGGACCTCATAGGCCTCCTGGACCTTTTTAAACTTCTCCGGGTCACCGCCTTTGTCAGGGTGGTGCTCTCGGGCAAGTTTGCGATAGGCTTTCTTGATGTCATCAGTCGTCGCCTCTTTTGACAGACCTAGGACGTCATACATCCTCTTTAATTCTAATTACAAATTAGTCCTTTACTTGGAGACGCGCTGGGGCTTGGGCTTCTTCTTGGACAGGTGCTTGCGGACGGCCGCCTGGATCTTCTTGGCAGCCGCCTTGGGACTCGGTGTCTTTTTCTTGGGCTTGACGATGACTCTACGCAAGTTCTTGGGATACAAATTCGAGCGAGTCATAGGGTTTTTGAATATTGGTTTCTTGCGATTCGCCATAAGGATACCGTAATTGTTTAGTTTGGCCAGTTTATGAATAGTAGCCTTGTTATAAAAATTCTTGCGCCCGGTTTGTGGATCAGTAATCATGTAGATGGCGACACCATATGGAGGTGCGCGTAGGGTCACAGGGTTTGTGTAGTTATTGGCTATGTACATCGTGAGTGGTACTGGTAAAGCCTGGGTTCTCTTCACCGTCTCGACCCATTTTTTAACGGCTCTAACCTTTCTCTTGGAATCATTGACCATCCGCCGCGCCATGAGTTCCACTCGGTGCTTCTGGGCAGCCGTAAGGGAGTTCATTAATTATTGCTGTGAAAATAATCCCGCGGCACCACCACCGTTGTTGTTAAGTTTAAATACATTATTCACGAGGGCGTTTCTGAACTGTTCGACTGCCGCATTGTTTTGCATCATTTCCGGATCTATTTCTTTGGCTCTCTGTTTGGCCAAGTTTATTAATGCTGCGTTTCCGTTGGCCAATGCCCAAACGGAATTTTCTGTATTATTGCTAATTTTTCCAGTTTGAACGTTAATAAGCCCATTAACATAATTCTTCAAGAGGCGGTTTGCTATCTTTATAGCTTTTCTTACACGAACTTGTTGTGGTTTGGTGGCTGATTTCACTCTTTCAGCTCGGGCTTTTTTAAGTTTCGCGGCCGTGTTCGTTTTGAGTTTAAGCGTGGCGCCCTTTACTCCTTTGAGAAAATTACTTACTCCGGCGATACTTATGACGCTTCCATTATTTCCAAGATACGTCACGGGAGCGCGCGTCGTTCCAGCTCCACGAACATGGGCCCTCATAGCTCTGGTCTTCGCCGCGAGAGCCGCGAGATATTGCCGATGGAGATGCGCGTCGCCAACTGGTGGTGGGTTTGTAAATTTTTTGATCGTATCTTCGAGTGTCGTGCGGCGGTACTGATTCATTTCTCTTACACATTCGTTAATAAAAGGAACTGATATACCAAATTTAGTACCAAAATCGACGCCCGTTAGAGTCTCGACACTATAATTTGCAGGATCTGCCAACGTCCAAACTTTACCTGGTTTACCTAAATTTATCTGTGATTGATTAGTTGCGGCGAAACCTACAAACCACAGTTTTATTTCCGGTCGAATCCATCTATTGCCAAGAATTCTTTTTATTTTATCAATTTGTTTATTTCCCTTCATTGCATAAAGTTGTTCAAGTTGACCAAGCCAATGTTCGAATAGTTTCTTGCATCTGCACAACTGAATATATTCTTTTGGGTTTGAATCGGAAGCTTGTGCCTCTCCAAAACCAGCTTTCATTTCTATTATATTGATAATTGGCCGTCCACGACCATTCCATTCCCAAATCAGCACATCAGGTTCCACATTATCCTTTCCTTTCGTCATGGTCTTGACTTGGGCCCATGTGACAGTTGTGTTAACAGCGGCACTTCTGCCCCTCTTTGCTTTGTGTATACTAGCAAACACATCTGTAAATTCATTCACTCTTCTAAGATCAAAATTACCTTTGAAAAACATCGTCTTGCCAATTGGATGCATCTGTGCAATTTCTAGAAAAGAAGCACTTGTTGATGTGGTCGCTTCGTATCTATCAATATCTATAATTTTAGATGGACCATGACGATTGACGATAGCAAGATAATCCCTCTCAAGCAAGTCGCCGTTAAATACTTGACCGGAGCACAGCTCGCGCCATTTTCTTCGCACCTCGCCCTCAAGTTCTATCGGGAACTCTTCTGGTAAAAGTACAGAAGACTCGGCAACGTTTTGAGCATTTTCGTTTAAATTTTCAAAATTTGATGGCAGTTTTGACTTGTCTGTAACCAAAAGTTCAATTGCCACCTCAGCTGCAGCCTTTTTTTTCCCTGCAGGTTTTGATATATCTTTCCCGAGTATTTCTCCCAACTTTGGCTTTTTCACATTTCTAAAATTGGCTGCGTTCGCCGCCATCCTATACTCCAAACCCAGATAAAAAAACGAGTCACTCAAACAATAACAAATGGCCACCTCCAAGACCCTGATGAAGGCTCTCGACCGCGTGACCGACCTGAAGGCGGACCTCAAGGAGGCGAATGCCGAGCTGAAGGAGGCTGTAGAGGCCACCGCCATGTACAAGGCGTTCCTGCAGGCCATCAACGACACCTCCGAGAACAAGATCCCTGGGAAGGCGGCGGCTGCGAACGCCTTCAAGATTACTCTGGCGATGTTGACCAAGAAGGACGGCGAGGGTGAGGACGCTTAAGTCTAATAGAATGCCCACTTTGTAAGATATTTCTTATTTGGGACGAACTTCACGTTCCATACCCTTTCATTCGCGTTGAACCCGATAACCTCCATACGACCAGGAGGTAACACGTGTTCACCGAGGTGTGAATATCTCAACCGCTTATTTGGTGGTATTTTTATGTATGGTGTATTCTTGTTCAATTTTGTTCTTAAAACAATTCCGTTTGGAGTATTCTTGAGCGCAAAAACTCTGGCCGTCTTGCGCCGGTTCGTCCATGACGACGGCCCGTTCTCACCTCTCAGCTTATTTGGATTATTAATTGATAAACCACGATAAAGAACGAGTCCATTGGTTCTAGGTGCGTTACGGATAAACCGCCGACGCATCATAACGGCCATCTGACGTGTGTTATTTCCCATATTATTCAATCCTGTGGTTTTGGATTTTGCACGAATATTTTGCGCCACCTTGGTGCGTGTCCATGCGTTAAGGACGTCAATTGGTCTTATTCTTCCCCCAAGTGTTCTAGGAAGGTGAAAGTAATTCTTGGACACACTTGGAGTTGGAGTTTTGCGACTCATATTACAGTTGGCCTCGAAAAAAACGCGTCTTGGCCAAGTCAGGGGTGGCTAGGCGCCTAGTCAAGTACCCCAAAAACAACGATGGCCGAGTTCCGTGTCCTTCCTAGCCTCAACCGCGATATGGCCGAAACCAACGCCCTTTACGTCAGCCCTGCTGACGCCACCACCCCCTACGTCAAGATGGGCCGCTTTGTTTACAAGTGCATCCCCCACCCTGACGTTAGTCGTGGTACCGTCTGTATGAACGCGATTGCGCGGCGTGCCTGTGCGTCCACCACCACTATTGAAGAGTTTACAGTGCCCCTGACCGCCACGCCGCCCAAGCGGGTATGTGTACGGGCCGAATTCGTCAAGAGCAAGCCGGGTCCCATGCCTGAAAACTTGGCCAACGCCATCAGGAACGCTCTTGATGGCCTTATCGTCTCGGTGGGTCAGAAGCTCACACTGACTCACGATGACACCGGGATCCTTTTTGAAGTGACTGACGTGGACACGTTCGGTATTGTGAATATGGGCACAGAGATGAGCGTAATGTGGGCACCTTCCTACTGAAAAAAAAGTGAAAGGGACCTCCGGTCCCGCCGGCGCGAAAATTCGCGTCTTGCGCGGCCCAAGGCGCCCCTCGCGTCACTCAAAACACCTCAAAAACAACCATGTCTCCCAACGCCTATGTCCACTGGAACGATGAGACCCGCCTCCTGTATGGCTTCCAGGGTGAAGCCGAAAACGAAAAGCCCGTATTCACTTGGACCTACTCCACTTTTGAAGAGTACCTAGGCGAGGCGTGCACCCCGTCCATGTACAGCTTTTTCACAGACTACATCTGCGAGGAAATCTCAAACGACGAGCTCTATGAGATCCAGGGCGGCGACTACTGTCCGGGGCGCCTCGAGGAGGAGGCTGTAGACGCGTACTTTGAGCTGCCTTTGCAGCAGCGCATAGAGATGCACATGCAGGAGATGGCGAACCTCGAGGCTGAGCGTGACCGCGCCGCTGGCAAGGAGGCGGCCTTCATCGACGCGATCATCGACGACGCGTGCCCGTTTGACGTCGCAAGCCCCATATACGTGGAGTACTGCCAGTGGTGCCGCGAGCAGAAGGAAAAGTGGGCCAAGATTCACCATGACCTGTGCTGCCAACTTGACGAAGAGACCGACTGGCGCGGCGGTCACGAGGCGGGGGCGGAGAACCTCGAGACCGACGAGCACTATGACCCCATGGCGGAGTAGCGGACCAGTTGGGCGGAGCCCAACTGAGACTAAAATGTCTGCAAATTGTAATGGAGCCAACGCTCAACGTTAAGAAACTATTCAACGTCCCGTCCCACCCCTGGCCCGTCGTCAGCCGCGGCAACGCCATCAATCGTGTCCAGAAAATTCTAAAGGAAAATCACGTCACAGGGATCCCCAGCCACTGGCCCAAGTTGTACTATGGACAGACCCGTGCAAATTTGAACCTAAATAGGACATACAGAAATACAGACGCTCTGACCCTTCCCGACGGCGTGTACCTTTATCTCATAGAATACAACCCCGAGACCAATAGGTACCATAAGAGTTTCGTCCGGGTCCACAACCTCCTTGAGGCGGGCTCCAGACATTTTCAACTCCCAATTAGGAACCAAAATAGGATAATCGTGGCGGCCGGCGAGATGTCCAAGGAGGGCCGGGTCATCAAGTTCAACCTGGAAAGCGGGACGTATACCAGAAACCTCATGACCAAGACCAAAAACTATATGACCAACGCCAACTATATCCGGCTCGTGAAGAACGCCATGAGAAACATGAATGCCAACAAGAATTATGTCACCAATATTTTGATACCAAAAATACCAGGGTCCCTCCAGAACCTCTTGAACCGTGGGAACCTGAGCTTCTACTTTGGAAGCCCTACCAACAAGACCAAGGCTCGTGTTCTTAAAGAACTCACGGAGGCGGGTCTCAACACAAATAGCGCCGCCAATTTAATTCGTAAATTGATCGCCGAGGGCCCTCCCAAAAATTCCGGTGCTGCCCGCGCCACCCCACCAAGCCCAAAAAGAAAGGCAACTAACAACAATGGCAACACCAAGGGCGCCCCGCAAGTCCACAGGCGGAGTGGACGTACAGCTCGATGAGTTTGAGACTGACCTCAAGGCGGCCCTGGAGATTCAGCTGCTTATGAACACGGACATGGACCACTGGCACCAAATGAACTGCCTATCAGATAATGATAACGAAGCTATCCGGAGAGTTATAGATTTGTGTTTCTTGGACCTTACCCACAGGTACTCATCGGTTTCATCGGTCACGGCCATCCTGGAGCACTGTAGAATTTTGATCCAGAATGTGGTGTGGGCGGCCATGAACGTCTCATGGACGCACCACCCGGAAACACATATCGGGAACGTTATTGATAACGTAATTACGGTTTACAACCGGGTCATCTATGCGCCACTCAGGACCGAGATGATCATGGCCAACCACAACTGCGAGGTCCTGCAGCGCACGTGGCGTCGGTGTATCACAGACCCCTCTCACCCCGCGTGCCGCCGCCGGATCGAGTTCGAGTTCAACCACTTCAATGACTCTCTTAGAGATTTGAAACATTTGTAGTGTAATGTACTGGCTTTTGCTCAAGTTGGTCCTAGCGTCCTTCGTCCCTTTGCCTGTCAATCCAAAACTGACCCGCCCGGACCCCGCCAAGAACTTTTGGACTTTCGAGTGCGATGGGTTCACTTCGTGTTTCAAGGTGGCCAGGATATTTTACACGGACACCCTGGCCTCCCAGTACCTGGTTGAAAAGTCAGCCTAAGAGTCTGGTCCCCAAAAGTTTTTCAATTTAGGAGCAAAATTATTTTTTGAATTTTGGATCAAAATTGGTTGAGAGGGAACGGTCTGTGACCAGACCTCTTCAGCCTGTACACCCACTGACCTCATATTTTTCCTGATAAGGACCGATCCCATGAGTCCACTTAAAAATCCTAATATGAATTCTAACATAAAAATATAGTAACGTAATCTTTTAAGGATGGACGTTTTCGTATCTTCAAAAGATTATGATGAAGGCAAGGTTATGAAGTACCAACGGTCCAACCCTATCGGTGAGGACGTGTACCTCCTCCCTGACGGTACCATAGTGAGGGACGAGGACAAAATTATAAAGGCTCAACGAATTTTCAAACACAATTACTACCGGGCCGAGGGGCCATGGGACCTCAAGACCCGGGAAAAATACGTGTCGGGGGCGGCCCAGCCGACTAATTTAGAAACAAAAAGTAATGAAGTGCCAGTGCCAAAGTTGCCTGGAGATCCTGACTCGTGAACCTAGTGACAATTTCACGCGGGAACTCCAGTCTATGCTAGTTAAGGGCGCTGTGATACATATAGGCACGAGCAGCAACGGCAAGCCGATCTTCCGCCAATGGTGAACACCTTCGTCCCATTTGCAGATATTCACAAGTGCGCTCGGGCGCTAGACTACCGTCGGCTCGGGAAGCAGAGGGTAGAAGCCTATCAGCTATGGAGAGCCCTTAAAGGCCTCACGAAAGGATGGGTCAATCATCCCGCGACACTCATGTGGAAGGGTCACACGTGTTTCCTGGCCATGTACTGTAACGCGATGATAGACGAATGGATAGATCAGGGGTACCAGAACAATATGGAAAAACTCCCGCACTGTGGCAAGCCTAGCCCGCCATGGTGGTGGGGGTGGGAACCCATGCACAAGTCGCACCAAGCGGCCCTGAACCGCAAGAAGCCCGACTATTACCACTTTGATGTGGGCCCTTGGGCCGAGTACGGCTACGTCTGGCCTAGCAAGGTTCAATTTCAATATAGAATTAAGAATCCAGAACCTGATAAAGTTTGTACACCCTTGTAACCTAAATGATCAGCGCCCGGACCCTGAACCAGCGTCGGTACCTGGAGCTCCTCACGAGTCACGCACCCGTTATCGTGAGCACAGGCCCCGCCGGTACCGGCAAGACCCTCCTCGCATGTCAGGTGGGGTCAAAGGCTCTTGCTTCCGGCCAGGTTCAGCGGCTCATTCTGACGCGGCCGGCCGTGAGCGTTGATGAGCAGCATGGTTTTCTCCCTGGAAATTTGAACAAAAAGATGGAGCCGTGGACCCGCCCTATGTTCGATGCTCTGTACAGGTACTGGACGGTCAAGAAGGTTCAGGATATGATTTATGATCAAAAAATAGAAGTGTGTCCTTTGGCCTATATGCGCGGTCGCACGTTCGACAACGCCTGGATCATCGGTGACGAGATGCAGAACTCGACCCCCTCCCAGATGAAGATGCTGCTGACGCGAATTGGAGAGGACTCGAAGATGGTGATCGCCGGTGATGGCGCTCAGCACGATCGTGGTTTCGAGGTGAACGGGTTGGCCGACCTCGTGAGTCGCATCGACCCCGAATCCGAAAGCATTAAGCATCTCGTGTTTTCGGACGACGATGTGGTCCGGGCCGAAGTTATCAAGGAAATTTTAAAAATGTACTAGTGTGCCGACCTCGGTCTCATCTGGGAGCGGGGTCTTCTAGGTACCGTAACGACGCGCGGTTTCTTCATAGCAGCGCGTATAGGCAATCCCACAACGAATGCATAATTATAGGCGCCGCGCTTATTTTCCGCGCGGCACGGCGGTGCATAATTGATCTGAGTCGCTCCTAGAGACTTCATAATTTTACCGGAAATTGGAAGGTTTCCAGTCCTCACGAGCCACTCTATATTTTGGGAAACCTGCCAAAGAGGCACCCCTGAGTTCCTGGATGAGTTCACGGCCGCCTTGCGCAACCTGAAACCTATCTTCTGGCCTCTAAATTTCTTCTTAGTCTTTCCATAGTGTATATAGACGCCTCTATTAAAGTTGTTTCTACAAACAGGCTCTAATTGGATATAGCCTTTGTCACCGACGCTCAGAGTCACGTATGGACCTCTACCATTTTTCGGGTCGTTGAATCTATTTAAATTCATATTTGCGTTCTTCAATTTATTAAGTGAATTGACGTACTTATTGAATGTCGTTGATGTGTTATACTTAGCCACCAGGTTGGCTATTCTTTCGTTATTATAGTTATGTTTGTTGCGTAGCCACTGCTTTATCCACTCTTTCTTGTTGGTGGCGTTTTTCATGAAGTTGTTTCTCTCTGTAGAGTTCAGTTGGAGAAGGAATTTAGCAAGTAAATTAGCCTTGGGTGCTGCCATGACGCCCACGGCCACCCTCAGATTATCGTTCGATATCATCTAATAATAATCTAGAATATAATTAATGAACGTGGGCTTGGGCCAAACAGGTGACACATGCTGGTTCAACTCGTCTCTGAACATATTTCTGACGTCAGACAACGGGCTCAAGATCTTATGGAAAAAGCTCACCGAGGTCTATGCGGGTCTAGGTCCCAAGCAGAAGGCCTATTTTGATTCAAATATCAAGGCTCCATGTCCGTACGGAAAACCCAACAAGACGCCACCAATTTACTTTTGGAAATTCCTGAACCAGTACATTTGCGCAGTGGGTGGTCCTGGCGGCCTTCTTCCTAAATCTGGTCTCAACGCGTACCTGACGAAGAATATCAAGTGGAAAAACTCGGGCCTGCGTGAATCCAAAGGGGCGTCTGGTGGATGGCCACATTTGGAGCTGCCCATCATCCTAAACCGCCTAGGCTTCAAGAAAGGTTCGGACTACAGAATTAGAAATATGCAAAAATACCAATACAAGTTCAATCCAGAATGGAATAACCCTGTAATACTGCTTCACGGGGAGGAACGCGGTCGAACCTACTATGGAATGAGCATTAGAGACTTGTATCTTGTGAAAGGCAAGTATGATCTATCAGGCGCCATAGTATACGTCAGGCCTACTGACGAGTCGGAAAAGGACCCTCACGTATGGGCTTGTAGCGTCCGTGATGGCAAAGGGTACATAACCGACTCCAACTTCCCTGTGAGCCCTAAATTGTGTATGTGGTGGGACAAGGAGAGTCTGTTGAGATTTTTTGGAACGGTCGAATACGATTACCGTCCAAATGTAGCGCGCACAATGGTGTTTGATGTCCTTTTTTATACTCGCAGAGACTATACGAACACAATAGCTCCCTACTGTTTATTACCAAATACGTACCGCCCAGTGACGGCGGCCAACCGGGAAGCACTGAACAAGGTGGCAAATAACTATGGTCCTAACGCAGGTTCGTATTTCATGAACACATCAGAGGCCCGTCAACGGTTCACACCTCGAGTTGCCGCCGAGGTCAAGATGCGATATGCTGCGCGGCCTGTCCTGAACGCCGTCGCGTTTCAAAATATCGTCAACGAGGCTGGTTCTTTCAATCACGCTATGCGTATAGTAAGTAGAAAGATGAGACACGAGGGTTTCAGGGTCAACCAGGGTGGGCCCAACTATAAGAATTTTACACGGAAATTGATCGCCAAGTTTCCACAACCCCTTCCAAAAAGTATATTCTTGTATTTTTGGAGAAATTCAAAAACCAATACGGAATTTGTTAATAGAATTAGAAAGTATGCTAATAAAGCCGGTTACGTCGTACCCGAAAACAAGCTCAAAGGCATCCTCGCCATGCGCGCCAAGACTCGGGCCGGCACGAAGAGAGCCGAGGAGCGTATTTATAAGGCAGGAAACAACTGGTTCAATAACCGGGGCAACAATGTGACCAATAAAATAAACAAGGACAATTGGGTCCTCAACGAAACTCCTAATAGACAGGTTGAACTTGCTATAGCTAACATAATTAATTATAACGGCAACGTCAAGACATATAAGCGTAAGGTGGCTAATTTCAACGCAGCGAGAGCGCATAACGCTCGGTAGACATAAAGGTGCGCGTACCTATTTTCTCAATGGATGATCTAAATGAAATTGAGCGATCTCTCAAGTCGACTCTTGTACACACTAGCCCAATGGGCGAAGCTTGGTTCGAGGAGCACTGGAAGCCCAAGTTTGACCGTATTCGGGCTGCTATGATTTCGGATAAGCTCAAGAAAGCTATGTACGACGTAATTTTTGAGATGATGGAATGCGAGCCGTGGCATGAGCCGTTCGATGAGCTACAGCGCATGGGCTAAAAACGCGCCCTGTACCCCTCAGAGAAGCTCGTGGGGTCTAGTAGACCAATGTTTATCATAGTAGTCGTTGCTATGGCCGCGGCCTATTGCGGTACTGTTCATTTCGCCTTTACTCGTGGCAACAAGCAGGGAGTCTAAAAAACGCGTCTTGTGCCCGTCATGGGCGGGTCTGGGCAACCCCAAGCCACCCAACAAACACTATGGCCACCTCCGTCAAGTTTCTGAGCTTCCGCCCCCTCAACATCGGCAACCTGCGCCCTACCCCTAACGTCACAGAGTGGGAGGCTATTCGCGAGACTCTCGCAACCGACACGACCCCTCGCATCGAGCCCACCCCTGAAGGGCTGCAAGACAAGGAGCTCAAGGTGTTGGCCAACTACCGCGGCTGGGTTTTGTGGCTCGAGGGTGGCGTCACTATAACCCGTTGCTCACCCAAGACGGCTGGTGGACACGGCTGCGCTGGGTGGCCTGCTAGCGGCATCAAGGAGGAGGTCCTACTGAACGACTGGGCTGCAGAGGTTGAATTTGTGTAAAAACGTGTGTTGTTCGGCTCAAGCCTCTCGTCTCGTCTCCCGAGTCACCCAAAATGTCTAACCGCCACAGTGTCCTCACTATGATCCACACTGTGATGACCCGTATCAAGAACGCCGCGAGCCGCGAGCAGCGCTTCAACCTACTAGAGAATGCTCAGATACTTACTGACATCCTCCAGGAGGTTACTATGTACGAAAAGAGTCTGCTCATGGACCTTGACGTTGACTGACCATAAAAAACTTTGTGAATAGTATGCCATCCCCGCGTCGTACCCTTGTCTTCATCCCCCCGAATAGTGGCATAACCCGGAAAAACCTTGAGAACCTTCACCACATCATGAGCATGCTGGAGTCCTACAACGACCCGTATAATCAGCAGCAGTACGCAGAATACCGCAACGAAGTCTACAACAAAATTAAGCAGGCTGGTGGTCACGCCACGCGCAATAACGCCATCCGCGTGACGGCCCGTCCTCTGGAACTTTACCGGGCACTGGCACACAGGCATCCAGAGAACGTCCTGCATTGGAGACGCGGCAACGCAGGATGGAACAAGCTGCAGGAGGCGGCCGGCCGGTTCAAAGCCCTGCTCAAGGTTGCTGCCATGCGCAAGAGTGGCAACAACGCCAGCCCTAGTAAGCGCATCGCAGGGGCGAACAACTTGCATGCAATTGCGACTTTCATGAAGCCTTACATGCTCAGCACGGCCTCCCCTGTGAGATCATCGCTTGCAAATTACAAAGCACGGGAACAAAAACCGGCCAGAAACGCGGCGGCAAAAGCAGCTGCGGCAAACCGGCGTCGGCGCAACGCTCAACGCGCCCGTAACGCGGCTGCGGCGGAGGCGGCACGGCGTCAGAGCGCACCGACCACTCGTTCGGGGCGCAAGTCAATTGCACCCAAGCCCCCGTCCCCACCGCGGAGACGCCGGTGAAAACGTGTCCTGTCCGGGTCAGGCTTTGGCCACACACAGGTAAAGACCCCAAACAAACCACAAGCTATCCTACTATGGCTATGTACACCTCTTATGATGTCGCTCGTCAGCTCGTGCAGATCCGCAACTACCAAGAGTGCCACGTGTCGGGCCTTTGCGAGTTGCCAACTGACGTGCTGTCGGCGTTCCTCTGGCTAACAGCCGAGTGGCGCAACGTGGATGAGATCGAGACCCTTATCAAGATGGGCGCCAACCCTCATGAGACCCACGAGGGGTTCACCGTCCTTGAGATATTCATCCAGGGTCACGATGGGTATTGGTGCGGCAAGGACTCTGTGAAGACCGTTGAAGATGGTGTGAAGATGCTCGTCACGTATGGCGTCACGTGCGAAGACCTGTCTCACCGGTGGATCCTGAGCAACTGCAAGGACATTATCACCAACTCCGAGTACTTGACCGAGTTTTTCAACGTCATGGACCACCCTACATTTCCAGATGAGGAGTCGGACCTCGAGACCGATGACTCTGGTCCTACTCATGTGGAAATAGAGGAAGAGGAGACCGAGGTGAACTCTCACCCGAGCTCTCAGCGCCGCGAGTATGTTCGGTGGATCCTGAACACAGCGAAGTGACCGGTTTTTCCAAGTCCGGACAATTGGTCGCCCTTCCAAAATTAACTTAGTATTTATTATATGAACTCTAACATATTAAACCAACTTGTTAATAACGCCGTAATTGCGCTTAAAAGTGGTAATAGAAATCGCTCTTTCGCCATTATGCGCGAAATTGAGAAATACGTGCCAGGGTGGAGACGTTTAAACCCACGTTCTAATCTATATCTAGTTTTGCACAATATAAATACGTGGCCTTCCCCTCCTCGGCGCAAAAGCCCTTCTCCCCCTCGGCGCAAAAGCCCGAGACAGGCGGCCGCGCGTAAGATCCAGTCGGCCTACAGACGTTACAAGAACAAGACGCGGTCACCGAAGACCACCAAGCGTATTCCTCGGACTAATTTGTGACGCCCGACTACAGTCCTAGTTCCCCGCGGCGCGAGTGACCCCATAGTGTAACTTGAGGAAGTCATGAAGGTCCCTTGGTCTCCACACGTCCCCAATTAAGGATCAAAATTAGGTCCCATCCGGTCAT